TAGAAGGCACGAACCTATTTGTGTTTAGGCCGTTTAGTGGTTACGGGTCAGATCAAGATGCTGATTATCCGTTTCCTAGTTTCATTGACCGCGCTCTAGCAGGCGTTGAAGTCTTTGACATTTGGGGCGATGGTGAGCAGGTGCGCGACTTCATCCACATCGAGGACATTGTTCAGGCTGTGCTTTGGCACGTTCAGACTGGATACTTTGGCACGTTCAATCTATGTTCAGGCTTTGCCACTAGCTTTAATGACCTTGCTCAAATGGTCTGTGAAGAAGCAGGTATTAGCCCAATGTTTAACCACATCGTGACCGCCCCTACTGGCGTTGAGTATCGCGTTGGTGATCCGCATTTGTCACACCAGTATTTTATTCCCCAGATTAGTTTGCGTGAAGGTATCCGCAGGGCATTGGCAGAACGCAAGTAGAATAGACCTAGACTTAGGAGTTTCATTGGCAATTACAAATGGCTACGCCACCCTTGCACAGGTTAAATCTGCACTACGCATTTCAGATGCAGTAGATGATTCTTTATTAGAGATGGCTGTTGAGTCTGCATCACGCGCTATTGACGGTCACGCTGGTAGATACTTTTATTCATCAGGAACTGCTACCCGTTACTACGCAGCAGAAGATTCTTTTATTACTCAGATAGATGATGTGTCTAGTACGGCTTTAACTTTGCAGACTTCATCAGGTGGTGACGGCGTATTCGATACGACTTGGGCAGTCGGTGATTATCAACTAGAACCACTTAACGGAAACGTAGACGGCCTTGCTGTTCCATACACACGCATTCGCGCTGTTGAAAATTACTTGTTCCCGGTAGAAGCAGATCAGGCGTTAGTCAAACTAACCGCCGTATTTGGTTGGGCATCTGTGCCTATTGCTATTACTCAGGCTTGCATCATTCAAGCCAGCAGAATTTTCAAGCGGCTTGACAGTCCTTTGGGCGTTGCAGGCTTTGGAGATTTAGGAGCCATTTCCGTAACTAGGGACATTGACCCAGACGTTGCTCAACTTGTTTCGCCTTATCGCAGAATGCGCAACTTTGTCTAATGGCTTTACTATCTGAAATCCGCACAGGGTTAGCAACTAACCTTGCCACTATTACCGGGCTACGCACAGCAGCCCTAATGCCTGATAACCCAAGTCCACCAATTGCAGTTATTCAGCCTGACTCAATTTCCTATGATGAAACTTTCCATAGGGGAATGCAGACCTACACCTTTACGGTTGTCGTAATAGTTGGGCGCGTAGCTGAACGATCAGCGCAGAATGCCATAGATGCCTTCTGTTCCAGCACAGGTTCTTCCAGTATTAAGTTGGCTTTAGAGTCCGACAAGACACTCGGTGGGAAAGTGTATGATTTAAGAGTTACCGATATGCGGGCTTATGCAAGCATTGCTGTTGGTGAAGTAAACTATCTAGCAGCGGAATTTTTAGTTCTCTGCTACGCAGACTAGGAGCAATAAAGAAATGGCCAAATTTTCAGCCACTGATTATAAAATCACGGTGAACGGAACAAATCTGTCCACCAACTTGAATAGCGTTGAGCTGTCATTGGAAAGCGATGACTTAGAAGTTACAGCTTTTGGTGGCACGTTCCGGGAGCGTATTGGTGGCCTTAAAACAGGTTCTCTAACACTTCAGTTCATGCAGGACTTTGGCGCAGCATCAGTAGATGCAACTCTGTTTCCGTTGTTCAACACACTTGCAACAGTTGTTATCGTTCCAACTTCAGGAACTGTATCTGCAACTAACCCAAGCTACACCGCAGTATGTTTGGCAAACGCCTATACTCCAGCGAATGCAGCAGTAGGCGATCTGGCTGTGTTTAGTGTTACTTGGCCTACATCAGGCACAGTTGTCAGAGCGACTTCTTAACAATGAAGATCAACCTGCGCGTAACTTTTAACGACAAAACAGAACAGCAAGTGACGGCAACAGCTCGTGACCTTGTGGCATTTGAAGATAATTTTACAAAATCAGTAACTTCGCTTGAAAGTAATTTCAGAGTTACTGACATTCTTTGGATCGCATGGCATTGGCTAAAACGTACAGATGCAACTCAATTAGATTTCGATGACTGGTGTGACACCGTAGACGAAATTGAAGCGAGTGAACCAGACCCAAAATAACCGGGTTGGGTGACTCATCCCAACATTGGCATTTGGCTTATCTTGCAGTTGAAACTGGTATTGCTCCATCAGTTTTGATGCAGGAATCTGAACGTATGCTTTATACAATGGGAATGTATCTGCGCCATAAACATAGTCAGGGATAGCAATGGCAAAGACACCGTATGCAAGTGGTCGCGCTGGTGGCGCATCTGTTGAAATCCAAGTTATAGGTTTGTACCCATTTCTGAAACGGGCAGCAGCAGCTGACCCAATGTTTAATAAAGAGATTCGTCAGGCATCGGTTAAGTTAATCGGGCAGGTTGTAACTAATGTGCAATCAGCAGCATCCAGCGCACCTAATCGCAGGCAAGCAATTGAATCTGCTAAGGGGTTTAGGGCTAGACCTGATCGTGTGCCGGTAATCAAATTAAACGGTTCTGCTGGATTCGTTTCTCAAAGCCGACCTAACCGCAAGCGCAAGAAAAAGGTTACAAGAGGTGACGTATTCTTTGGCTCTGAATTTGGCTCTAATCGCTTAAAGCAATTCCCAGCTAGATCAGATCGTTTCTTTGGTGGAAATAGCGGCTACTACTTCTGGTCCACCATTGAAAGAATGGCTGGAGATATTAGCAAAGAGTACCTAAATGCCCTTGATTCCATAACAAATAGACTCAAGCATTTGTAGTAGACATTATGTATAACATCTGCTAATGTCTGACCTATGTACGCAGTTAAATGGTGGTCAGTCAAGGACAACAAGCCAAAGCCCTATGCCGATTCTTGGGCTGACTTTGTAGCTTTACTTTCTAAACACGCTGAACGGGAAGATAAATACAAGGGTCATTTATATAGCCCAGTTACTTATGTTGAGAACGGTTATCGCGGTAACAAGAACGTCATTGGCATTAACGCATTCGTTGCTGATCTAGATGGTGAAGCCTTAAACAACACCCTAGATAAGTTGCAAGGATTTGAATACATTGCCTATACGACTTACAGCCATAAGCCAGATGATCAGCATTGGCACATAGTTATTCCATTTGATGAAGCCGTACCAAGCCACCAATGGTATTCAGTCTGGAAGCAGATGCACACGTTTCTAGACATTGTTGGCGATCCACAGACCAGCGACCCTGCCCGTATTTTCTTTGCGCCACAACACGCACCCGATGCAGAGTTTCAGACCATTCGTGGCAATGGCGAGATTATGCAAGCACCTGAATTCAGATACACAGATCGCCCACCTGTAACCATTACCAAGCGTGAAAACAATAAACCAGAGTTAGATTATTGGGCTTGCACCTGCACACTAACCAAGCGTTGCAAGAAATGTGAAATAGAATTTAAGGACTTGGACTTGTCTAGGTACAATGGAATGAGTCAAAAAGAAATACGTCAAGATATTAGGCGTGAGTTCTTAGAGTTGATGGCAGGCGTTTCTGCTACTTAGGAGTTACTGTGGCAATTACTTCAGGCAGATCATTTGAAGTTAAATTTACAGGTGACACTTCTAATCTAACTAGGTCTATGAAGGGCTTAGAAACTGATGGCAAAAGATTAGGCGATTCTTTATCTGGTCAATCAAGCATTCTTAAAACTGGTCTTGGTGTATTTACAGGTAACTTAATAACTGGCGCATCTGCTGCCATTGCAGGCGCAGTCGGTTCAGCAGTTGCAGCAGCATCTGAATATCAAACTCTAGGAAACAAAACCGCAGCAGTATTAAAGTCCACAGGCAATACTGCAAACACAAGCGTTAAGGGAATCCAAACCCTAGCTTCTAACCTTGAGAATTTATCCGGCGTTGATGAAGCGTTAATCATTAACAGCCAGAACGTGCTGGCTACCTTTACCAAAGTTAAGAATGGTCTTGGTGCTGGCAACGATGTATTTGATCAGGGTGCTAAAGCCGCGCTGAATATGTCAAGTGCGCTTGGAAGCGATTTACAGGGCGCAACTATTCAAATTGGTAAAGCCTTGAACGATCCGATTAAGGGTGTAACTGCATTAGGTCGCGCTGGCGTTCAGTTTACGGATGATCAGAAAGCCCAGATTAAAACTTTGATGGCATCTGGTGATCAGATGGGCGCACAGAAAGTTATCTTGGGTGAATTAGAAACTCAATTTGGTGGCGCAGCTGAAGCAGCAGGCAAAGGCTTTGCAGGTTCTATGGCGCGAATGAAAGACAGCGTTAGCGATGCAACCCGTAATATCGCGATGGCATTCCTGCCAACACTTGCTGATTTAGCAGATGCTGTTAGCTCATTAGTTCGTGGTGACTTCACAGCTTTTGCTGACAAGATGCGCGACATTGGTGGAAACATTGCAGAGTTTGCAAGAAACGCAGCAGACAAAATTGCAGAAGCGTATCCAAAGATTCAAGAAGCATTACTTAAATGGACAGGTGCGCTTGCCAATTGGCTGATGGAAGCATTGCCTAAGTTTGCTGCTGCCTATGTTGAGTTTCAAGCATTTGTCTTAGGCAAGATTGGTGATGCAATCCCAGAGCTAACTGCCAAATTACAAGGTTGGGTAATGGCATTCTCTGACTGGATGGGTAATGTCTATCCAGAGTTTGCAATTCAATTTGCTGATTTGATTGTGCAAATTTCAAATAGGATTACCGCAGCGTTGCCTGAGTTCCTAGAGAAACTAAAGGCGTGGCAAAAGGGTTTCAGTGATTGGGTTCCCGGTGCTGTATCTAGCTTGCTTCATAACTTATCTAAACTTGGTGATCGTCTAACTGAATGGATTAGTGCCAACGGAGCAACATTAGTTTCTAATCTTGTTCAATGGGCCATAGCATTTGCTCAGTTTGTTATTCAATCTATTCCGGGAATGCTAGTCAATCTTGCAAAGTTGCTTGGTGTTATTGGTGCTTGGATTATTACCGATGGCATACCGGGCTTAATCAAATTAGTTGCCAGTCTTGGCAAGGCGATTGTTATGGGTATTTGGGATGGTATCTCGGAAGCAGCAGCAGGTTTTGTTACTAAGTTTAAGAAATGGATTAAAGAAAATCTTATTGACGTAATTAAAAGGATCTTAGGCATTGCATCGCCGTCTAAAGTCTTTACTGAAATGGGCGCAAATACCGTTCAAGGATTTATCAAGGGCATAGATGGAATGTCTGGCAACCTGCAAAGCACAATGTCTGGGCTAGGTGTTGATTCAACAATTGCGTTTAATAATGATTCAGGCGTAGCAACCATTGGCACAGGTACTAAGTCAGCTGGCAACACAATCAACCTAACCGTAAATGCCGGCATGGGCGCAGATGGAAACCAAATAGGTCGTGAGATCGTGGATGCCATTAAGCGTTATGAGCGCGTGAGTGGCCCAGTCTTTGCGAGCGCGTAATGGCTGTACCAAAAACCCAAGTATTTATTGCCTTTGATTTAACAGCTGCTG